TAATATTAGCATTACCGAATAATGAATTAATAATATTTGTGAGAAAGCGAGAATATTTATTAGCAATAATCATCATTAGGCTAATATCATTTTTAATTGAAGTTTCAATTGCTAGGTTTCCAGTAGGTGAAAATATTTGCGAACTAGCACTGGCTTCGTAATAGATATTCTGCATCATTTTTTCTAAGTTGTTTGAAGCAGAGTCTGATGAGGTTTTTGAGACAATGGAATCGACATCTGCATAAGTAGTAAGAACAGATATATTCTTATTGCCCTTCATCATACCAACAGTGCCACGATGCATTTCTTCAGCTTCGTCTGGCTCAAAGAGCAGTTCATTAGTTGTAGTATTGTGTGGTATTTTTTGGACGATAATTTTACGAATTTCTTCAAGGTCTCTTTCTCTTTCTGTCTCGACGGCTTGTTCATATTGGATAGTAGCCGGAATTACATTTAATAATAATGGACTTCCATTAAAGAATGGGAAACAAACTCCTATATCAGCAGGAATTTTTACCCAACTACTTGAAACCTTGCCATTTTTGTATTTTGTGAAATGAGAAGAAATAATTTTCGGATAGACTGCCAATACTTCATTACGGGTTTTGCTATCTAAAATTGTATAAAAATAACTTACATTAAATTCAATAATATCATTTCCATGAGTATCTTTGAAATTTGAACGACAATACTCACTTGGCAAATCTAATAGTGACAGTTCACTCTTATTAAGTTGTTGAATAACCCCATAATAACTACCATCAACTAAGGCTCTTATAGAACAATTAGTAAGCATATCAGGCAACATTAAATTATCAATGAAATCCATAGCAGAGAAGTACCTTTTCTGAATATGAGAAACGGAGAGTGATTTACCGAAGCTTGGATTAGGAATCAATAAACCAACATATTTCAGAAGGGTAGCATAGTGGATTATAAGCCTTTTATAAAAGCCATCTTTGTAAAAATAGTTGCGAGAGAGTTTCTGTTGTTCAGCAAGTGAGCCACTATTAATAATCTTATCAACTTCCTCTAATGTATAGTTTTTTAACTTGGTGTTATATCGTCTATAATTATTAAATGGGTCACTCCAAGAGGCTTCATTTTTGGCAATCATACCGTCATACGCCTTTCTAAAAAGGCTTATATCTCTTTCATGATTTTCCAATTTAATTTCCTCCTGTGAAGAAGACTAAACGACGTTTTCCGTCTCCTCTCTTTTTTACTTTTTTGTAATTATCCTCCTCCAATTCTTTAATTCTCCATAGCCCATAAGCAAATGCAGAATATTTATCTTTTGGAAAGCGAGAATTAATTTGCTCCAAAGTAATGTCAAGACCAGTACGTTTTAAACGTAGATTAGCCATCTCATCAAATAATTTTGTTGTCAACTCATGAGGCATAAGGCGCTTAATACGTTTTTCAAACCCCATCTTTTGACCAATCTTTGTAGCAAGTAAAGCGCTGCGCGCTTCTTGCTCAGTTATTAAAAAGCGAACAAGTCCGCTATTTAATCTAGTGTAGGCGTTTCCGTGGATTTTAGAGTTGAGTGGTCCATTAGCCTTTAATGAATAAAGAATCTGAATGGAGTCTCTTGGTTGAATTTTCTTAAAATCGTCATTATTAAAGAAACCATAAGAGGGTAATTCATTACCTTGGGAATCTTGATGAGTTTTAATCATTTCATCTGCGAGGCCAATACCTAAACCATTACAGTCGATAACCACTTCGCGTGGGTTGTATCGCGCAATTAACTCTTTCAATTCTATCGCCTGACGAGCAAATGTTTTTGTTTCAGCTTGGCGACCAAGTACCACGATATTTACAAGGGTTGAATAGAACTTATTATTATTATTATTAATATTAACGCGGAATATACAAGCGACTGTTTGGTCATTTAACCTTCCTACGTCCACTGATATTAAGTAGAAAACAGACGGCTGTCCTCTAAATTTTGCGACCCATTCTGGATTTTTAATTTTACGGTAGCGAGAGATTTTGTCAAAGTTAAACCAAGATTCATCAGAGCCACCTAACCACACGCCCATATACTCAGCCGCGAACGTATTTAAGTTCGCGCACATAGTTACCGTCAATTAGGTTATGCATAACTGGAATCCTATAATCTAACCCGATACAGAAATTATTATCGGGGTCAATAATTGATTTTTCGAAAACGTCGATAAGACGTTCATAAGCATAAGAAGACTTCGTGCCAGCGGATGTAGCAAAAATGGTTTGCTGATTGATTTTTTCATAGGGGTTAACTTCTCCGTTCACCATACGACGAGAAACGTTTAACTGAGGCAGGACAACTTCTGAAATCATATCACCGTCTTGGTCACGCGCTTCGTCGATAAGACCAGAGTGGTTACGAAGACCACGGTCAGAATCGAGCGCACCAACAATAGAGAAGGTTGAACCATTTTTAAAGAAAAGGTCAACATAGTCTTTACCGAAATTGGCTTTTTCAATTTCGTGTTCAAGTAAAGGCCAAATGCGCCAAATTTCGGTAATCTTTTGTTTTGAAATTTTGGCGGCCTGGTTCTTGTTCGGCGCAACTATAAAACCTTTATGACCTGGCACAAAACAACATTGAAGGTACTTAGCAAGAATTGAAAGAAAGGTCTTGGATGCGGCGCGGGCCGCAGTAATATAGATTGAACGATATCTCATGCAAGCGCGCAAGAAAATTCTCTGGAAGGGGAAGAGATTAAAGTTGGAGGCTTCGGGTTTTATAATATCCAAATATATATCGGGATAGGCTGAGAAGATTTGAAAATATTTTTTTAAAAGCTCTTCATTGCGCTCAAGGAAATCTTGAGAAATAATAACTCCCTTCTCAAGTTCAATCCCATCACGGTATAAGACCCGATGAGAATTGAAATCAGAACGGTCGGGAGAACAAAGAGTTATAATATTACTCATCTTCATCATCTCCCGCAGGATTAAATTCAGTATCTTCTACTTCATAGCCCTCATTATCATAATCCTCAAGATTATATTCTTTTTGAGTATCATAATAATCTTCCATTTCCTGAACGTTCTTCAGCGCTTTAATACGTTCAGTAATCTCTTCACCAATACCACCTTCATTAATATAAAGACGTCGGTTGTAGTTTTGAATATTTTTAAGAGTCTCATCAATAATGTCACGTGTAACTCCATCATAGAACTTATTAACGAAACCTCTTTTTTCAAGCCAATAACCAAGTTCAGCAATAGAATCGAAGTCTGTCGCATTTTTGGTATTTTTTGGCGTAAATTCTGCAGTTTTTACGAGCTTATCATACGAGCTAAGTAATTTATCAACATCCTTATCTCCGGCACGAATTCTTGAATCAATTTCAAGCGATAACTTACAGATTTTCTTTGCTTGGTCAACTTGGAGGGCGCCATTGACGTTTTGGGATATAAGTAAACCTTTATAGAGGTCTTCTAGGTAAGATAATTCTTCATCATTATAGTTGCCGCCCCATTTTTGTCTTAATTTAGCGTATTTTTCTTCGCGCACAAGAGGAATTTCTTCCTCAATTAAGCCAACTTCTTTTAGTTTCTTATATTGTTTGTAATAGTCATCCCACCCAATCGACTCATAGTCTTGCGAGATGAAGACCTGCGCATAAACGGGGAATAAGTTTTCGGGAGTATTTTGAGTTGATAATCGCTCCCACTCTTTTACTATAAAGGGGATACCTGCCCATTGACAAAGTTTGTCAACGGCGGCCCAATTAAACTCTTTTTCCTCTAACCAAGAATAGATACAATCGTTACAAATTGGAAGGTATCCATCTGGATAGAAGATTGAGTGAGTGGGAGAGAAACTATCTACGCCAAAAACTCCTCCGCACTTCGCGCACTTTTTTGTTGAGAAGGCATGAGGCTTCTTTGGAATTTTAGGTTCAAGAGGCATATTAATTACCTCCTCGTTTTATTGAATTTGATTGCGCCAGTATCTTCTCAAGTTCGCGGCGCTTTTTGCGATTTAGCGTTTCATATTTATTGAGGATGTCGCGCAAGATATCTGCGAAGTCTCGTGGTGTCTTATTATCTTCTTGAAGGAGATGAGCACCGCATAAGTGCGCGACCCCTATAAACTCTACCGCTTCGAGCTTTGATAACTGTATTAAAAATTTTTCCATTATTTTTTCTCCTGTCGGTTTTTCTTATCACATTGTTTACAACGGGACACAAAACCGTCTTTTGATTTTGTTTTTCTCACAAAATTGTCGCTAGTTAGAAGTAATGTTCTGCCACACTGTTTACACTTTTTAAAGTTCTCAGGAAAGAAAATATTAGTCATAATTTCGTAATGGAGTGCGGCAGCTTTATTAATCGCGGCAATTATCTTTTGGCGAAAGATAGTACTAATGTAATTGGCGTTATATGTTTTGTTGTATTTTTTATTAATAAAAAAAGCAATGTCCTGATTCTTCTGTTTGGAAATTTTCTGGCGCAGGATATCCATTTGAAGGGGTGTTAAGTTGGCAAACTGGATATAGAAATTAAGAGTGGTGATGAAAAGGTGAAGAGTTGATTCAACATCTGCGGTGATAGACTCATCAACTAAGTTTTCATAAATCTGAAATGCTTTGTAGATATGTTCCATTTCTCGGAAGTCGAAGCATAACTTAGGTTGCGCCGGTGACTTCCAAATTCGGGAAGAGACTTCGCGCAATTCTTTTTCGGAGAAGTCTTGCGGTTCAGGAATATGGTTTAATGGAAAAATCTTTTTGTCTATTGGCTGGTTGTTACAGAGACCGAGTGGAAGGACTGGGATTTCTGTATCAAAGAAAGATGTTGTAGGCGGAGTATAGGCCTCGACAGTTGTGCGCGAGACTTGAGACTTATATGAGTCGCGCAAAGTAAATTGTTCACGACGGAGTTCAACCAGTAAGTGACGTTTTTTAAGGTAGGAAAATTGGTTTAGGTGTGAAGCCTTCTCTTTAAGTTTTTCTTGTTCCTCTGGAGTAAAGCGGTTGAGAAGAGATTCACGAGGGGGATTTTTCCGTTTACCATGCGCGAGGTCATAATAGTTTATCATTAAATCGAGAGCATCAATTTCGCGCCAAAGTTCTTCATACCTTTCGAGGATATATGGTGGTGCTTCTTTGCGGGCTTGAGAGCGAGAGAATGATTCTTTGCGCACGCGTGTTTGCGCGGAATAATTCTTAATCATTGATTCTTTAAAGGCTGGGGATTCGATTAGGGCATCAAGAGACTCTTCCTTTTTTCTATCCCAGGTTTTATTGCGCGTTTCGAGTTGTATTTCTTTTAATTGATTAACATTTTTACCATTTTTATCTTTACCCCATAATATATAGTTTGCGATTGTTTCTAATTCTTTTTCTGTTAGGGGTTTTATATCAAAAATTTCTTTATTTTCTATTAGATAGTTGTCTACGAAAGACGTCCTCTCTTCAAGAGAGGAAATGGTAAAATCTAATTTAAGTCTATTAGTCATAGGCCTCCTCTTTTTTTTCTTTCCTAATTATATTATACCACGGAGGGGAGGTCTTTGTCAAATTTCAGTTGATTTTGACTTTTTATGAGATTTGAGTTATAATAAAAGAAAAAGGAGAAAATTATAATGCGCGGGGAAAAGATTAGCAGTTTTAATTGGAGTTATTATTTATGTTGTAGTTGTAGTATGGGGCGTGGGACAAGGGTATAGAGTGGATGTTGCGTTAGGCTGGCCATTAGGATTATTAATATTGGTAGCATATGGCTTGACTAAATTGGGGAGGAGATAGAATTTTAAAAGTATAAAAACGAAATTTTTGTTTCGAGATAGAATTTTAAGGATATAAAAATGAAATTTTTGTTTCGAGGGGAAAAATTTTAAAA